GGAATATCCACCTGTGGGGTTGCCAGAATATTCGGGTAGTTGACTAACTTTCGTATTTGCCATTTTAATTTATTTTTTTTTAATGTTCTATGTTTATATTGTCGCCATTTTCTGCTTGTATGAAGTTGGCGTCTTCGGCTTGTAGTTTATATCCAATCGGTTCTACACTTGGTGTAGGCGTTGGGGTTAATGTTGATGTTGGTGTTATTGATGGGGTAATACTTGGAGTATTCGTTGGGGTTGTTGTTGGTGTGGTTGTATTTGTTGGCGTAATAGATGGGGTAATACTTGGGGTATTTGTAGGTGTTATACTTGGGGTATTTGTAGGTGTTGTTGATGGTGTGTTAGTAGGTGTAGATGTATTTGTAGGCGTTATAGATGGTGTAATACTTGGAGTATTTGTAGGTGTTGTTGTAGGTGTTAAAGTCGGTGTGGCAGTATTAGTTGGAGTAATACTTGGGGTATTGGTTGGAGTGATACTTGGTGTAGGTGTATTAGTTGATGTAGGCGTAATAGTTGGTGTTAAAGTATTAGTAGGTGTAATACTTGGAGTATTTGTAGGTGTTGTAGATGGTGTGTTAGTAGGTGTAGTAGTGTTTGTAGGTGTTATAGTAGGGGTAGGCGTAATTGTATTGGTTGGAGTGATACTTGGTGTAGGCGTGTTAGTAGATGTTGTTGTAGGCGTAGGTGTTGTTGTATTGGTTGGAGTGATGCTTGGTGTAGGAGTTAAGGTAGAAGTAGGTGTTATAGTAGGTGTTGGTGTGTTTGTAGATGTTGGGGTAATACTTGGAGTAGGTGTGATGGTTGGTGTTATACTTGGTGTTGGCGTATTTGTAGGGGTTGGTGATGGTGATGGAATAGGGCATATTTCCCCTTCTGATATGAATATAAAGTTATGGTTGTCTTCATTATCACTAATATACTGATAATATGGTTCAACATCACAATCAAGCATAACAACTGCTCTACCTTCGGCTAATTTATTATAGGCTAATGCTGGATTTATATTTGATGTACTTACCTGTTCGTAAACAGAATACCAATATTGTCCTTCATAATCAAAGGATACTAATGGTGGAACAACAGATAAGTTTTGACTTGTGGTTTCAACAAATTGGAACTCATCATATCTATCCGTAAATGTTGATATGTTTTCAGGTATAAAACAAACACGTTCCTTTGAAAGGATATTTGTAAAACAAAATAAATAAGTTGGGTTAGACAATTCCTTATTCAAAGAAACTGATACAACTAATTTATTTAATTCTCTTTTTTTAATTAACAACATTTCCTTTGTGTATTGTTTTTAATTCGTTTATTCAATACAAATATTAGTTCCAAGACATACCAAGTGTTTTAATATCATTACCACCGCCACCACCGCTACTCCAAGTAGTAGTAATTGTTAAATTACCACCTCCAACACTTGTAAAATCACCACCAGCATATTTACCCAATTCCCTTGTAGTTATGTATCTACCTGTAGCATTAGTCCAACTTGGATTTGATGTTCTTATTGTGTCGTAAGAAATACCCATAACACCTACACTATTAGTTGGTAATGATGTAAAAGTCATAGTTTGTGTGTTAGAACCACTTTCATTAGTATTTACTTGATATGGTGTATCACTTGTATTATTTTGTATTCTCCAAACACCAACATTTACATTCGCAGGAGTTCCATTTCCACTTGGGCCAAAGTTAATATCAATATCTGTGGTAGTTCCACCCGTAATTTTTACATATGCTAATGTTGTAGTTTGGAAGTAAAAATTACCATTATGCGTCATAGTTTGAAAAGGTGCTGATACACCACCAATAGTGATACTTGTAATTGTTTTTGTTGGTACAGAACCATTAACATAAGCACCAATACTTAAAACAATCAAACCAGGCCCACCTATACTGGTTGCCGGAAACGAATATGAGTTTGCGTTTGTATTACTACCAACTTCTGTAATATAAGTAATACTTGCTGGTGGTAATGGACTTGATGTGGGTGTTGGTGTTAAAGTCCTTGTAGGTGTTATTGTATTAGTCGGTGTAATACTTGGTGTAATACTCGGCGTTGGAGTATTTGTAGGTGTTATTGTATTAGTCGGTGTAATACTTGGTGTAGGTGTTAAAGTCGTTGTAGGGGTAATACTTGGTGTAGGCGTAGGTGTTGGACTAACACTTGGTGTTGTATCATATACTCCACCACCACCAACTACAAATATGGCCTTACCAATATAATCTTCACTATTATATGGTTTCATAGCGGCGAATAATTGTTGTCTTTTTTCTTCAGGTGTTAATTGTTCTTCTTCCTTTGAAGCGTTATTAACATAGGTCTTAAAGTTTTGTAAATGACCCCACTTTATCTTTTTATTTTGTCCCGCTGGATTTGGTCTAATACTCATATAATAGTTTTTGGCTTATTAAAATAAGGGGGGTTTTATCCCCCCTATATTTCAAATGTTTTTATTGTTTATGCGCTTATAGTTAAACCACTAACTACCGATGCCAAAGGAGCACTTAAAGTAGTAATAGGGTCTTTACTAAAAAACGTTAGAGTGATAGAGTATTGGTTCGCATCACCAAAGGCAACGCCCGTAGCTGATGAACCAGCACTCAAATATCCTCCGTCAAAGTCAGCACCTAAATAAAATATAGTGCCGTTGTTGTCTTCAACAAATGCTTTTAATCCACGATTTTGAGCCATCAATTTTACTTGGTTTCTCTTGTCTTGGTCTATTTTGTGGAAGTTCAGCAACAATTCTTGCGAATAGTATAGAGTTCCATTTTCTAAACTTGAATTAAATGTTTCTGTTAAAGAACTAGTCTGTTTTTGGACTTCATAAGTGTATATCGTGCCACTACCTGTAATTCCGGAAATAGCACTAGTGGCGTTATAGGAAACACCTGAAATAGTACCCGCAACCAAGTATGCTTTTTTAATTCCACCTACGTTAGACGCACAACCTAAGTTGATTGATGCGGTCTGTAAACATGCTGAATAACTCATATTTTTAGTTCTTTATCTTTAATTTAAGTTTAGTCATTAAGCAACACCATTACCAGCCCAGTTTGATGGGAAAGGTATTTGTGCTCCAATTTTGAAATTACATCTAACTCTTACTTCATCGTCATTTCTATCGTAGAATATATCCAATCTTTCACTATCCGTCATCAAATCCGTTCCAACTACTAGTTGTGAAGATTTACCTACAACTACTTGGTTCTTACCTGATAATCCAGGAATACCAACAACACGGATGTTTGTGCCAGGGTGGAAAGTGATAAACTCAGTTCCTGCTTCTTCAGGTGAGTAGTGGAAATAGTTTGCTGTTCTTAAACCAACTACATATTTTCTGTAGTTCGCCATAGACATCATACATAACAAATCATCATCTTCTTGTACTTTATCAGGTAATGCCCCAATAACCTCATCAACAATAGTCAACATATTAGCTGCTGTGAAAGCAGTTGTTGGTGATGATACGAAGTTGATTTGTTCTGCAGGAACTTGAGTTTTTCCAAACAAGTAGTAGAAACCTGTGAAACAATCTGTTCCACCTGAAGCTGAAGTTTGAGCCGTCCATAATTTATCTTCCACATATTTTTGGATTTGTTGCACCTTTAATTGGGCGATAGTTTCTTCAAAGGGTATATTTTCATTGTAAGAACCCGCATTTAAGAACTGACCTGCCCAATATTCGTTCAAATCTGCTGGACATAATGCCTCGTTCACTTTATAGCTACATACCGATATATCACGTTGAGTAAAGGTTGTTTGCCCTGATGTAGTCCATCCGCATGAACCATCTTGGACGTTCAAAGTTGAAGTTAATAAGTTAATAGCTTGAGTACCTTTAATACCCGATTGAACGTATCCCAATTCTGCTGTTTTAGCCTTTACAATAGCTTCTGCTAACAAAAGACCACCTGTTTCGTCAGTGTATGTGGATAAACCGGCAAGGTTAAATCCCATATCATAACGCTTTAAGTTGTTATTTTTCATAATTTAATTTATTTATTTTTGTTTTTATTGTTTGTTTATTTTTTAGTTTTTAATTTACCAATAGCCTCTAACTTTGAAAACTTTTCAATAGCCTTATCTTCAAAGTATCCTTTGCGGTCAAACACTCTTTCAGCAGCAGGCTCAGCCTTGAACTTACTAAATTGTTCTTCCATTTTTTCTTGTTTGTCCTTCATATCTTTAATTTCAGCCATTAGACCTCTAATTACAGATGTGAACTCGTTTAACAAATCTTCACTAGTCATTTCAACTTCTGCTTCTGCTTCCAAAGAACCTTGTGGTGCTTCATCAGGTTTTGTAATACCCGTAATAACTCCATTAGCATCAACTACAACAACTATCCCACTATCTGTGGTGTGTTCCCCTTCAGGGGCGTTTACCTTATCAC